ACCTCTCCGTAAGGCTGTGAGCCTATCCTAAATTCGATAATCTCATTTGCTTGGTTGTCGATATCAATAGCCTCGCCGCCTTCCTCTGCGTACTTGCCATCTCGTTTATCCATGATACGAGGGTCGCCGAACTCCTTAAAATACACCGTCTTTCCTGCTACGGTCTGACGGAATTTTCGGAATTTCTTCTTGCGGCTTACGGTCTGCCCTTTGTAGAAGTATTGAACGTCCACGTAAGGCTCTAACGGATATGTCATATCAATGCTTGGGGTTTCGATGATGAACTGAAGCTCTACCACCTTGCCCTCCATATCTCTGATAACCTCGCAATATGAAATACCATAGGTTTCTCTGTCACGGATAATGTTCTCAAAGACTTCCTTGGTCATCATATCCATGTTGAGCAGAGATACAATCTGCTCTGCCACGTTCCATTCGGCTTTCATCTCTGCAGATTCCTCGTCAAAGTCCTCGGCATACTGAATGTTGATGCCAAAGCCTGCGATATTGCTCTTATATGCTCTTATGCACTGTGGAAGAATGGTGGAATTATCAACCAGGTCCTTCAGCCCACGCATATCTACCGGATGAGCAATCCATTCGGATGCGTTCGCAGCATTCTCTTTACTCAACTGCTCGGATTTATCTGATTTCTCAATCTTCTTTTGCGCTGTAAATACTGTCGGAACCTCGCTTGGGTCCTGTGCTTTTACTATCCTAACACCAACTCTCGCCGGAGTAGGCTTAGCGCTTTTATCACTTTCCATCGCTCTGTTTTCCTCCTTTCTTCTTTAACTTCGTAGGCAGGCAGACAAGCAATATGCAATCAGCTTCATCCGGAGAATGTAAGCCTCTGTCCTTCATATCCTTTTTGCTCTCTACCTTCTGCTTGGAATTTGATGTAAAAGAATACTTCCTGCACGAAAGCTGGCCAACAAGGTCGTTATCGTCCGGAAGTATAATCTCTGGCTTATGTGGATTCCCTGCATCGTCAAACGGGGCGATTAAGTCCTTAACCACTCCCATCATAAATGTGGTGGAATCAGCGTAATATTTGTGGTTGCTCAATGGCTGTCCGAAGTTAACCGGGATAATAACCATATCCTCATAAATCTTCGGCTCTGTTCGTTTGAAGGTCTTTAGCTGGTCAACAACACCACCTCCAACACCGCCATCATCGACGGTAACTGCAATTTGTCCTTTGTACTTGAATCTTTCTTTGAGGTTCTTGTAGAGATTTGCTATGTTGCTGGCTGTCCAAGTTGTATCCTGTCCGTTGTACTTCTTGTAAATGTTCACAACCTCATTGACACGATAGCCAATGCAGGTCTTATCATCTCCAAATCGGGCCACGTCGCAGCCTATCTGAATATGGGTAACACCACTTACGTCCACCGGCTGAATCACTCCGGCACTATTCCGATATTTACCGAGTGCCTTTGCTGTAGGGTCGGACATTTCCGTCTGACAGCTGGCTTCCAACCACGAAATCGGGATGAATACATCATCTTCCTGTTCCGGGAACTCCCCATAAACACGAACACGGACAACATTACTGTCCGCACCGTACTTTCTCTTCATGGCTTCGATATTCTCTTTGTTGGTACGCTTGCTATTCTCTGAGTTCACAGTATGGCATCTGTACAATGCCCTATCGACTGTATGGCTCTCATAGAATGTCCCGGAAGTCTTTGTCGGGTTCCCCATCAGCAGGAGCTTGTTATTCTCGCCGGCAAGGGTACCTGTGATAGCCTCCATAATCGGATCGGCGACACCGGAAGCTTCGTCCACGATAAAAAGCATATTATCTTCGTGGAAACCTTGCATATTCTCTGGCTTTGTAGCAGTCCTCGCTACCGCAAACCAACGCTTTTCATAGCCAAGCATATAAACATAGGTCTTCGTCCATTTAAGGAGCATAGGAAGCAAAGGAGAGTTGCTCATCCACTTGTCAACCTCAGCCCATAGTACATCGTGAAGCTGCTGCTTTGTTGGAGCAGTCGCGACAATACGAGGAAACGGGAAGCACACCAAGAACCACAGAAGCAATGCAGCTTCCACACCAGTCTTACCAACACCTTGGCCGGATTTAACCGATACTCTTGGATAATCCCTTAAATCATAGGCTACATCAATTTGCCAATCGTCAGGCTCAAATAACAGGACCTCACGCATAAATGCAACAGGGTCGTTCTTCCATATTGGAATACTCTCCTCCAGGAAGTCGTCAAGCCAATCCAAATTATTACTCATTGCCCTGCTCCCTCCTTGCCTTCAGCACTTTTTCAGCCCAAGTCTTAACAACATCATTGCCCTTATTATCTCCTTCAAGCTTCGCCTTCTCCAAATGGATACGGGAAAGAGCCTCAATAGCTCTCGTCTTCTTAGCCTGCACATTCGACAACTCGGATTCCAGTCTCGCTATGATGTTATCCTTATTGTCGGTAGAGGTTTGTGTTGTGTATTCCCTTCCGGGCATCCTCTCGCCTTTATCAATTTTCTCACGGATAAGCCGGTTGTACTCTTCCTCATCTTCGGTACTGTCAAAACTCCGCTTTCTTTCACTCCGGAAGGTATTGACGATTGCCACCGGTCCGTCCATGGCTCGATATTTGTTAATGGCCTTCATGATGCGGCGCTCTCTTACCGAGAACAGCTGTATCTGCTCTATAAGTAAATCCTCCTCACTCTTTGGTACTTCCTCAATAAGTTCCAACTCGTCCTCGTCCAATGTATCCCAATATACCGCAGAATAACCACCGTGCTTTGTGGTATCTGGTGGCGGCACTGGGTTCTTATGTCCTTTGGCGTTCGTGTTCCCCTTGGGTGCTCCAACCTTCTTTTTAGGTGGAACGCTCCCTTTTTCTTTGGTGGAACGCTCCACAGGTTTTTTTTTGCTCTTTTCAGCCTTGGCAGGGTTTAACTTACCTTCCCAATTATCCAGCGATTTCCATTTGCGGACTTTATTGTCCGGAAGACCGAGCTTCTCAGCAATCTCAACAAGTTTGATGTTTCCCTTGCTTTCCAAATACAATCGTTCCGCCTGCTTGCGTTCTTCACTTCTTTTGTCCGTATCTGGACCTCTTGGTGTCGGCATTTAACCTCCCTCCTTGCTTAATTGTTCCCGTCCGTGTGTACGGGCAAAGGGGAGAACATTAAGCCCTCCCCCATTGATACGAATATTATTTGTGCTAACATTATAACTTCGTTATATATTCCGCTTTTGAGTAGTTTTGCCTATCCTGTACCATCATCTTCAAAAAGTCCTCTTTTGAGAAGTCTGACAGACGGAATATTTCCTCCGGGCGCATACCAAGCTGCTTCCCGATTTCCTCTACCGTTTTTCCCTCGTCCATAAGTTCTTTGACGATTTTCTTCATAGGTTCGAGCAGGTGTGTACCCCTTGCCCTGTTATGAGTCACGGTACCATAAATATTTCCTGCCTTATCCTTGTGGTCAACAACTACAACAAGCACTTTTCCACCCAAACGCTCGTACAATGTCCTCTTATCCTTTTCAGACGGAGGAACGTACGTCCAATCAGGACCGGAAACTGTCCATCTGTGGAAACCGTCAATAATCGTATAATCCGGACGAACAACAATAGGAAGCGTCCATCCGTTTGTGAATATCGACTGAGTGAGCAGTTCAAGGTTCTGCTTCGATACCTTGTTTGGGTTGTAATCGTTTGGTCTCACGAGGTTTCTATCTACCCATTGGAGAGTAGCCGCCGGCATCATCAATCTATCCATTTTTCTTCGCCTCCTCCCTTTTAGCATCTGATATATATCTGCCATATATTCTCTGATAAAGAGCTCGGTAGGAGCGGAGCTTTGGATCACCGGAGATAAGCCCCTCGTAAATCGCTTTGTAATCCTTATCAGTCGCTATAGCCGCAACCGATATGAAGAAATTTCGGTATCTGGAAGCCACATACCGCTTATGCTTTGTAGTAAAATATATGTCCATGTTGTTGAACATCTCAATTAACTCTGCCTTGTAATCTTTCTTTTCCTGCCCCTTCTCTATTTCCTTTCTCGCATTGGTGCTTCGGCCAAACATTTCACTGTCCCAGTATAATGCTGCCAAATAAGCATTGGGCTCTCTGCGTACTACCCGCTCCATGAGGTCCGGGTAATACTCATCCATCTTCACAAGGCTTCGTGCTGTGTCTATGGAAAAGAACTGTGATACTCTCAACTGCCCTTTCCTTGTTCCTGCTTGCCACAGGTACAAATAAATGTCCGGGATATCTACATGTTCCTGGAGCAGATACAACCACACATCATTATTCGTCCAATCATAAATCGGGAATACTTGGTGCTTATTTGTCATTGTCTTTCCTGCTCGTATCATGGATGCGATGTTCTGTAATCTCTGAACCGATTCCGCTGTCCTTATGCCGGTAATGGTAATGCCGCTCTGACAGGTTCTCGGAAGGAAATCTTGATACGCATCTATCCTCGGTCTTAATTGTGGGTGATTCCTGATTGCAAATGCAGGTGGGCGCCTTACCCATACATCCTCTTTCGTGCTATCCCAACAAATAAAGGTCTCATCATTGGAAAGCTCATTGAAGCAGTTGTAATGCTTGACTTCCAAGCAATACCACTCGAACTTTGCTCCCATAAGGAGAAATCTCTTTCTCCATGCCTTTACTGTATCCTCTATGCAAGGGAAGATAGCCTCTTCATCTATGAATTGTACTACCAGCTGTGCCGGATTGATTTTGCCCTGTTGCACCAGATTGTAAATAAGCTGCGCCATACATAAGCTGTCCTTACCGCCGGAGAAAGACATAAATACAGGCAATCCGTTATTGAATACATTTACAATTCGGATCTCTGCAGCTTTCACAACATCGATACTGGACTCACATCTCTTTACAGCCATATCTTCTCCCCACAATTCGGGCAGATAACAAACTTGCGAATGTCGGCGGTTTCTTCGCTCTGTTCCTCACGGATAGGCTCGGATGTGGTTGTAACAGGTGCCGTCTGCTGGTTTTCTGTGTTATTAGAACCAAAAACAGGCTTTGGTGGTTCCATAGCCTGTCTCTCATTTCTCTCTTTGATGGCCTTTATCTCGTCCTCATCGAGAGTTCCATATTCTGAAAGCTTCTCGGTAATGTCCTCTGCTTCCGATACCATCTGTTTAAGGATTTCGGAATCATATCCCGGGATATCCAAATCATCGTGCAGGTCTTCGAGGAATTCATTCAAAGTGTTAAGGTTCTCAATGCCGAGTGCGAATATCTTATTGTCGGCTATCATCAGCTTCTTTTTCTGATTCTCCGTCAAATCGAAATACTGATAAACATCCGCTTCAGCTTCTCCCATGCGGAGCAGTGTGGCATATAAACCATTTCCGGCAAGGATTACCCTGTTCTCATCAATGACAATCGGTCTGATCTGGCCGAACATCCTGACACTTCTTTCAAATTCCCTCAGCTGCTGGTCTGTATGGATGCGGATATTCTTCTCCGGGATTACCAAGTCAGCGAGTTTCATTCTCTTAATTTCCATTTTGTTGTCCTCCATTGTTCTTAAACTGTTCTGAAGGACAATGACGTATGGCTAACGTGCATGATTTTGGGTTTCATGCTCATAACGCTATCTGCAAATAGCGTGATATACATTGAATACATTTGTATGCAAATGCTTTCACTACTTTTTAAGGCTTTTAAGGAACTTTTTGGCGCTTGGAATGACTTTGGCAGCATCTTCTACAATGCCGGGCTCAATTTCATACACCTCGCTCCAACCATTCTCCACGGAACCAGTCCATTGTCTGGCCGCCCATGGATGTGTTCCACACAAATACCCTTTCTTCCATTCGTAAATCGGCGGCATTGCCACTTGGTAATAATGGATGAATGCCAAAATGTCCTCATGGCTCCAATCTGCCAAAGGACTGTATCTCGTGACACCCTTTCCATCCGTGTAAATGTTATCGCCTTTGCCAACATAATTCCCGTCGGCTCTCCTTCGGCCAAGCAGTAACATATCAAGCTCTTTGTCTTTATAGTATTTTGCCTGTCCTCTATGCTGAACGATATGGAACCATTGGGAAGCTATCTGAGAATTCTGCGGGAAGAGCATCTGCTCATGCTTTGCCAACCATTCAAGGTCTTGGCCAGTATTGATAATTTCCAATTCCGCAGGCTTATTTGCTTCTACCCATTCTAAGAATGCTTGATACTCCAAATTGCTGATTACGAGGACGCAGGAGGTAATTCCGGCCATATAGCAAATCTTCTCTAAGACCAATGAATCCTTACCGGCGCTCCAAGCAAATGCAGCTTTCTTTCCATCCGCTTTTGCCTTAATCTCTGCAACAGCCTTATTGACTTTCTCTTCCAGCTGTTCTCTTGGTACCAGTTGCTCAATTTTTTCGAGCACCTCCAACCAAGCTTCGTTTGTTACCCTCTGTTTTCTTCCGAGCAATTCATTTCCCATTCTCCTATGCTCCCTTCTTTGAAATCTTCGATACAATGACCGCTACAATTCCAGCCGAGAGGACAGTTAAGAGGCTGCCTATTGTTTTATATGTCGAAAGCCCATAAATGTTCCCGTAGGCGAAAATAGGAAGCCCTACGACCAACGCAGTGATTACTCCTGCGGTCACTCCTGCCGCCTTCAGCTTTACTCCCATAAGAGTCAGCATTGTAGGAAGCATTGTCGTAGCTCTGAACGTGCAATAGAACAGGAACATGTGCGTAACTGTCAGTCCCGGAATATTTGCTATTGCAATTCCTACAGTCAACAACGCTACCATAGCTCCCTTGGAAAATGTGAGCTTCTGCTTCTCATCCATATTCTTTGTTATCTTCATATCCGTAGTCAGAGATGCTATTGCACACAAATTACTATCTACTGTCGAAAGCAGTCCGGAGATAAGCATAAACATAAACGGAATGATTACCCACGCCGGGAATAATGCCTGGATGAGTTCGAAGTTTACCTGACCTGCAGACTTCGGTACGAAACCGATACCTGCGGCAATAAAACCGAGGATACCCATTGATAATGGTACCACTGCAAAAAATAAAGCTCCCAACGAGAAAGCCTTACCGATTCTGTCTTTTCTTACAGAAAAAGCTCTCTGCCAGAAGCATTGGTCACCGAAAGGTCCTGCAAACAATCCAATTGCAGTAGGAAGTCCGAAGCCAAGAAAAACTTCCAAGCCTTTGCCGGAGAAGAGATTTCCATACTCCCCTGTAATACCGGCCAAGTTAATAGCTTCAAATCCTCCGTTCATATTGATAGCCCACGGTACGAATATTGCGCAGGCAATCAACAGGAACAGCATTTGAATCACGTCAGTAAGCACCGAGGCTCTTATTCCGGATATCGCAGAATATGAAAATGCTATGGCGGCGAGAATAATCGTCATGAGCCACAGAGGAAGTCCTGTCACTAAGCTAAGAATCTGTCCTCCGGCGAGAAGCTGCACTGCAGTCGATAACACCGAAAGACCTACCAGCTGGAACAAGTAAGTTTTCTTTACATGTTCGGACCTGTACTTTTCGTGCATATATCCCGAAAGCGTGATACCGTTTGGCATCTCCTTACGGATTTTCTTTGCGAAAGGTATAAACAACAGTAAGCATAATACATTTGGAACAAGGAACCAGAACAGCCCTGCAAAGCCATTCGAATATGCTTTCTCGGCCGACGTGAATAATGCCGGCGCCCAAATCCATGTGGCAGCTATGCTCATAGCCGACCTCACGGTACCCATTTTCCTGTCTCCGACATGGAAGCTCTCTCTGTCGTTTCCCTTCCTGGTTAATAGTTGCGTCGCACCCACCATTATGAGTGCATAGATAATCAATACAATTATCCCTGTCATGTTTTGTCCTCCTTCACTATGTGAGTTTTATAGTTTCCGGAGCAAAACAAAACCCCGAAGACCACTAAGGGTTTCCGGGGTTTCGATGACGCAATTAGAATTTTACAGTTTGCATCATAACATTTTTAATATTCTGGTGTCAACCGATACTTTTTCGGGGTGGTGTATTTCGGGTTAATACAAACCGTCCACTCCAAAAATTAACGCCGAAAGTCGTTCGATGGCGATTTTTTCGTCTTGGTATGTAGTGTCGGTGGATATGTGCCACTTATCCATCAGCTCTTTTCTGGTTACCTTTTCCTCGGCCACATACAATCCATAGATAATGTCAAATCTTCTCTGATCCAATTCGTTCTGTGACCTCTCACAGCAAATCTGATACATATCTATCATGGTCTTTACATGGCTGACGATAATCGCTGTTCGGGTAGCGCTGTTCTTGATGGACTCAACAACCACTTCGTCATTATACAAATTCATCATGCTTTCAAGAATATCAGCTGCGGATTCCTGCATCTGTGAACGTCCAAAGACGGAATTCTCTGCATTGACCTGTAGCATTCGATAATTTCTGAGCAAGAGCTTGGTATTATGATACCGTTTATCACCTCTCTGCTTACGATGCTTATTTATTTCTTCCTCATATTTCTCTATGCCTGCTTTCGCTCCAGCTTCCGCCGCCTTTTCGAAGAGGGCTTGAAGCTCCTCTTTCGAGAGCGTTACCAATACAGGTTTTGCTTCCTGATTATCCATTGCTTTAGACCTCCTTTAATTACCGCCGGCCCTGGTACCGGTTTATCTAAAGTGGTTCTCAAGAAGTTCCATTAGAGTTCTTGCTTCATCTTCCGTCAACGTAATGCCTTTACCGCTCTTCTCACCATCCGGCGCCCAATCTCTGATATCGTACTTGGGAGCCGCATCATTCCAGCTTACAAGACGGAGTTCTTTCGTCCATCCGCTTGCCTGCTCTTTTATTATACCAACTTTTTCTATCGTTGTACACTTAATTTCTGACATATTGCACCTTCTTTCTATAATTTTGGTCGCTCACTGCTTATTTCCGCTATTCTGGTCATTTTCAAAGTGCCTGTTTCTTGCCTTTTTTTATACTGATAGATAGCATTTGCTACAGCTTGCGGATCCATCCGCATTTCATCTGCAATGTCTTTGTTTTTCCATCCGGCATTTTTCAGAGCCATTATCTTCCCAATGTCAATTTTCTTTCTGCCGGACTGTTCCTCCGATTCCGAAACGGTTTCGGGTGGTTTTGGAACGCTTTTCTCCTCTTTTGACACGCTTTTTGGTGTTTCAATAACAGTTTCCTCCGTTTTGATAACGGTTTCGGGTGGTTTGCTTACAAAATCACAGATTGCTTCCATACAGGAATCGCAGTAATGATTATGCTCATAAGGATTATCCACTTTTAATTCCCCTGTTTCACTATCCCTGTAATTCACAGCTATGTATCCGGGCTTTCCGTCCAATATTTCTTTACCACACCTATCACAAATAATCTTAATCATTGACTTTCTCCTCGCTTACCTCCGGCATATCAATAAATTCACTCAACTCCATCTGGCCGGGCACATGGTAATTTTCATCATCTGCAAGGTTGTAATGCTCCACCGACGACTTCTGCCTTGCCGCCGGTGGGTTAATCTTCCTGTAACATATCGGACCGTATCCTTTTTCGATGCTGGCCGCACCTTTCAAAGGACGTCCACACATTCCACATATCATTTCTTCCGTCCTCCGAATTTCCTCTTCCAGAATGGTTCCTTTCGGTTTTTATGCTTTGCACTCCATTCCCTCAGAAATCGCTCCTGTTCCTCATCATCCCACTTCGTTATTGGAAACTGTGTTGGATCCTCGTGCGTAATAACATAGACCACCATGGCGACAAACAACAGCACCATTATGATAATCACGCAAATTCCCAACACCATTATTCTGCCTCCTGTTCCTCTTCATGAGTAATGTTGATGCGGATAATCTGTTTTTCTTC